TTCAGATAATAAAGCCGTTAATTCAGCTTCAGCATCGATGTTGTGGAAAGCCGCAACGTCTTGAGCTAACTCAGGAGACCATTGTGCTCTTAATTTTCTTTCAGTAACAGAAACTGTAACAGATTCTAAGTCGAAAGAAACCTCACCGATTTTATCTTCAAATTCTAATTCTTCATAACGTCTGAAAACAGCGATGAATGAAGTTCCCGCAACTGCAGTAGTGATAGAAGTACCTGTGTATCCGTCTAAAGAGTCAGCTCCACAAGTCGCACATACTGGACATTGTAAATCAACTTCTAAGTAGATACAACCATTAACATCACATACACTTTCATAAACGCCACCGTTTCCGTTTGCGAATGTAGTTGGTACTCTGTTAGATGTTGGTGAAACGATACCTTTACCGTATTGTTGAGTAACAACTCTGAACGGTAATGCAGATGCCGCAGTATCAGTACATCCTGATTCAGCAGTTAAACCTGTACCAGCGATGATATGTAAGTCAGATAAAAAAGCTTCAGTATCAATTTCTGAACCGTCAGGTCCCATCATTTTACCTACACCGTTATCATAGAAACCACACATTTTAACAATCATTTTTCTAACGTTTTTACCATTAAATTGAGTTGTTGCATTGTCTAATTTTCCGTCATTCCAAACTTGGATAGTAGTTGTAGCAGTGATTGCCGACCATTGACCTTTTGAATAATCAAAAAGACCTGCTGGGTTTAAAGTTGGTTCAGAACCTTCATAAAATAAATCATAAAGATTTTTAGCGTAAGCTCCTGTTCCTGTGTAACCCTCATCGATAGTTCCTGGATAGTTACCTGGTGAACCAATTGGTGCGTAGTGCTCTCCTGAATGGTTAGCGTCACCATTGTTGTAACCTTGAATTTTAGGTACGAAGTAGAATAATTTACCAATTGGTAAGTTCATAGCTTGTACTGAAACGATTTCATTCGCTAATAATTTAGAGAATACACGTCTAACGATTGGAAAAACAACAGTTTCGAATGAACCTGATGAATCTGTAGCAGACGCTTCGTTTATTAAGTGAGACGCTTGGTTCTCATATAACTGAGCAACGTTCTCTTTTAGGTGACCTTTAAGGCCTTCTAGGAATCCTAATTTATCCCATTTGTTGATTGTATCTTCTTTGATAACTTTAAGGTGTTTTAACCCGATGTTACCAACAAGACCTGATTCTAATAATGCTCCCATTTTTGAATATTTTTTTAAGTTTTATTTTATTTATTTAACGACATTCATTTTTGTCATCAAATCCTTCATTCTTAAGAATTGAGGATTTTCATATGTTTTAGATTCCATTAAGTTAATAGCTGAACCTGAAGCTGGAGTTCTTTCGATTTTCTCTTGTAAGGACTCTTTAACTACAGTAGCCGAACTTTGGTTACCTAATTCATCTTTCATTGTTTTATAAAGAGATTTTGACTCTTTTAAAGATTCAACAGAATCAAATCTTCTTAAGATATTGATTTTTTCCTGTTTTGTTGTTGAATGTTCTGTGAACAATCTAGTAGCGTATGCTAAGTTTGAATTGAACACTGCAACTTCATTTAATTTTGTTCTGAAAATGTTTAAAGCTTTTCTGTATTCTTCGTTTCTTTCTCTAAGAACTTGTAATTCTTTAACATTAACTGATTCAACTCTTAAATGTTGAGGTGCTGCTTTAGGTTTTGGTAATCCTTTCTTTCCGAAATATTTACCTGTACCTAATGTTCTTGAAGCTTCGCCTGTTTCACCACCTACTTTAGTTGGTTCCATTTCGTCTTCTTCTTTAAATTCAAATTTTGGTTTACCTGTTCCTTTTGTCGGATTACCGTGTTTCATATTTTCTTTGAAACCACCTGTAGTCTTATTATAACCGAACTTAGGTTTTCCCATTCCTACTCCTTTTGCTTTGAATCCTTCTTTTGTTTCCATTTTTTCGATATCTTCGTATTCAGACATATCACCAATATTGATGATTTCTTCTTCTTCAGATTCATCTCCCATTTCAATTTCATAAACAATTTCTTCATCTTCATCTTCGTTTCCAAAGTCGAAATCAAATTCTTCTTCTTCTTCTTCTTCAGAATCTAAATCGTCAAAATTAAATTTTGGTGATTTATGTGTTTTGCTTTTATGAGATGAAAAAGTATCATCATCATCTGATAAACCTAAATCAAGTTCAGACCATTCGTCTTCACCTTCTTCGTCTTCCAATGAGATTTCGAACATTAAGTCATCTTCCTCAATAGTTCCCGCCATAGGGTCTGGAGTTTCGAATTCTTCCATATTACCACCAGTCGATTGTTCACCGATTGAAATTTTGTAATGTACGTTATCGTTTGAATCTTCTAAATCGATTGTGTCACCGTCTTTCTTAATTATGATACCGTCTTCGTCACCCATAGCTTTAAAAACTTTAAGGATTTCTTCGTCGCTAGCATTTGTTAAGTCAACTAATGAATCGTCGTCATCAGACCCAAAACTGAAATCATCATCTGACTCAAGGTCGTCTGTGTCATTCATTGAAAAGTTATCATCTGATTCCTCATCATCTTCAAAGTCTATAGTTTCATCCTCTAAGTCCGCGTCATCCGCTTCTCCAAGGTCTTCACCGTAAGACATATCCAAATCAAGGTCAGAATCTTTTTCAGTCCCTTTTAAAGACTCTTTTACTAATTCGCTGATTTCTTCCTTCATAGTTGAAGCAAGTATTCCTTTTGCATTTTCGGCAACTACGTTCTCCAAACTTCTCATTTGGATAAGTGCCTCTTCTACAAGATTTTGTTTTTCTGCCATTATTGTTTTTTATTTGTATATAAATATTTCCAAATAACAAAAAAACTTAACTTTCTAATATTGTTAAATTAATTTTTTTTGGATTTGAGGTTTAGTGGATAAAAAAAAATATGTTTTTATACTAACATAAATATTACCAAATACAAAAAAAGGAGAACTTTCGTTCTCCTTTTATCATTTTCATCAGTTTTTTTTATTCGATAACCTCGTCAATCTTACTTTCAGATACCGCAGTTATTCTCCATTCTTGTGAGAATGTTTCATATCTCTTAGTAACTTTAGCTTCAACATCTGTTACTGAAAAACCTTTAACAAGTTTTTCTTCTCTAATTTTTTTAATTTTACCCGTGTTCTCATCAGGTAAATCATACTGAATTTTTGCTACAAAATACTTTTCGTCCATTTTTATAATTTTTTATTTTCCTAAATAATCGGATAATTTTCTCATTAAGTCAAGCGATTTACTTCCTGAATTAACATCCATTCCTGTCACTCTCGACATTTGAACTTTTTTTTCTTCATCTAAATTTTCATCATACTTACTTCTATCTTCAGCATTTACAAATAAATATGCTCCTGGCGTTGATGGTGAGGATACTAAGTCAAAACAGATTAATTCAAAATCGTCTTGTACTTCATTTTGTTCCCCCTTCTTGGCTAAAGAACCAACCCCTCTTGATGAGATACCTAAAGTAACTCCTTGCCTAAGGTAATTCGCTGCCATATCTCCTTTACAAGAGATTATTCCTCTTTCGTGGAATCCTGGAGAGGTTAACAATTTTAATTTACCCATTAAGATATTACCTTCCCACCACACCTCTGTGATAATGTGAGAAACTCTATCTAAATCAATTAGAGACGATTCAGGGTGATTTAACTCAGATAATGATGTTCCCTTCTCAATCGCCTTTTTATAGTTCTCAGCTTCTCTTTTTAATATCTTTTCAGGATAAACTCTACCATTTCTATTTGGAGTGTTATATTTTTGTAAAACTGCGTAGAACTCAAATGGTTTTGAATGGTCTAACATATTTTTAGATTCCTTAATAATCTCGGCGTTACGTCTTTCTGTTGGTGACACGAAACCCGCATCATATTCAATCAGAATACCTTTACCTGATTCATTCGGTGATAATACTTTCATCTTTTTTCTTTACAAATAAATATATCGATAATATAGTATTGGTGTTTAATTCGTTAAACTAGTTGTTTTTTTGTCAACGAAAATTTAAAAATTTCATTTTTTATAAAGTTATTTTTAATGATTGAATTGGTTATTTGTTTAATTGAGTCCTTAATTTCTTTACTTTTAAAGTCATTACCTAACTCTTTTAAATAAAAATAACACTCTAAATTTAAAAATGATTTTTTATTGATTTGTATTCCACTACACCTTAAATCTAAATCAACAATAAATTTATCTTCATATAAATCTTTATTGATATTCTCTAAGACACTGTGTTTAATCGACCTTGATAAGTTATTTACCTCTCTGTTTGGGGATGTTATGTCGGTTTTTGGTTCGGCCCAAGTTTGGATGTTTAAGTAAATTGATTTTAAGTTTTTTGAATCTACGGTTCCGTAGTTAACTTTGTAGGAGCGATAACCTGTTAGTTTCGAGCTTTTCCCTTTTTTCATTCTGTTTCATATTATTGAAGTTTATTTTTAATAAAAATAGACAATTAAAGTTGTCTTGTCAAAAACTTTATTTAACTTTGTAATATATGTAATAATATGATAATTGTAGAAATAAATAACCGACAAACGCTAGATAAAGCGTTAAAAACTCTTAAGGGTAAAGTCATTCGTACTAAACAAAATGACATCCTAAAAAAGAGAAAAGAATTTACTAAGAAATCGGTAAAACTTAGAGCTCAGAAATTAAAAGCGATTTATAAACAAAAAATTATAATGTCTCATTAAGCGATTTTAATTTAAATAAAGAAACAGAATCAACTTTATCAGTTTTAATCTTTTCTATAGTCTCATTAATTTTTGTTTTAGTTTGTAAATCAGAGTTTGATGATAATGTCTCTAACTTATCAATAACCATCTCACTAACCACATCATATCTTTTATCTAAGTCTGATTGAGATAAAGATGTGTATTTTTTAATTTCTTTTAAATCAGATTCATTAATAGCATCTAAATAGGTTTTTAATGTTTTGTTAGCTACCTCAACCATAGTTTTATAAGACACTTTTATAGTTTCAGTCACATTCTTTTTTGAAGTTAAATTACTAAGGATTCTGTTTTTACTGTTGATAATATCCTCAACAATAATAGTATTTTTATAGACAACCGTGTCAATATCTTTATAATGGTTTGGACATTTAACCCCTTTAACCCAAGACTCAATTAGGGAAATAGATTTTTTGGAAATAGAAATACGTTCGATTAGTTCAACACATTCAGACAAATAATCATCCGCAAAATTATCAAGATACCCTTTCTCTTTACTCAATTCATCGTAAAGAAAGAACATTTTACTAACTTCTTTATCTTCTAATACTAATTTATTAAAAGTTTTAATATCGGTATTAAACTTATTTTGTTTATATGACTCAATAAGTTTAGTTTCTATTTTTGATTTTATTACTCCAAATTCCATATCTATTTTATCTTATAAATATCTCTTGTTTAAGAGTTTATCTAGTTCTATTGAAATATCCCCTAAATTATCTCTTCCTCTCGATAAATCAATAAAAGAATTTTCTGACATCATATCATCATTCTCTAATAATATGTTTAAATTTTCTCTTTTAATTGATTCAGGAGTTACCTCAGCTTCACCTCCAGGTGGTGGTGTTGATTCTCCTCCCCCCATTGGTGATTCACTTGGTGATGATAATCCTCCCATTGGTGCTCCTCCGACATCTTCAGCCCCTTCAGTTTCTCCACCCGCATTTGCAGTGGCTCCGCTAGGACTTCCGTATAACTTATCAATATTATCAAATATCCCTGTTTTAGAAATAATATTAGGAGTGTTCTCAAGTTCTTTTGCAACGGCCTTTTCAAGTCTTTGTTGTTGTAAGTCTAATCTAATATCTTCATCTGAGAATCCTAATATATGTTTTTTAGCCCAAGATACTGAAACAGGCGCAATACCCTCAATAGCTCCTACGGCATCTTTGTATAATAATATTTTTTCTTTCCATACATCAATTTTTAATAAATCTGCCTGAGTAGATGGATTTGATAATGTTAACGTAAAGTTAGATAACTCGTCTTCAAAACCTAGTAAAAATAAATGAATAATCGCAACTTTATTAAGTTCCGATAACATACTTTTTTGAATTCTATGGATTGTTCTTGCAAAACGAATATCTTGTAATGACAAGTTTTTACCGTCACCAACAACTTCCTCAAACCCTAAAAACGCTTTAGGAACTCGTAACGCAGTTAATAATTTCTTTTGAATATATTCGATATCAGCAATTTCCGATAAGTTAGTTGCTCCAGGTAATGTAGTGATTGGGTCAGGTGCCGATGCGTCACGAACAGGAATAAAATAATCTTGGTCTACCGCCATTTGGTTAAACCTCATATCCACATTTCCTGTTTTATGGTCAACAACTTGGTCTCTTTTAAATTTGTTTGCAACACGTTGTACATACGCTTCAACGTCCTTGTCATCCATATTACCAACAAAAACTTTAAACATTCTTCTCTCAGGAGCTCTTGATGTACGATAAATTAACATTGCATCCTCTGATAATAATAACTGTTTCCAAATACGTCTTGCCTTTTCTAACATAGAAGTACCATAAGGAAGTTTTCTATCGTCACCTAATAAACGGAAATGAGCAATTTCCCAAGTGTTAAAACTCATATCTTTATTTTTCCAATTAAAGGCTAAAGCTTTTTGGTCATTTTCTCCGTTGTCTAAATTGGATTTACCTTTCATTCCTCTCTCAATCCTTTCAACTTCAATGTTTGGTAATTGCATACATCCAACAATTCCTTTTTCAGGGTCAAGTTTAAGGTAGACAAAGTTATCTCCGTATTTACAAGTATTTCTTGTCCACATTGCGAGATTTGTATTAATGTCTAATACATTATTAAACAAATCCGTTAACACCGACTTAATACGTTTAGATTCTGAGTAAATTTGTAAAATATAACCATTTTCATCCGAAGTAGTAGATTCTTCAGCATAGATGTCCAAGGCTGCCGAGATTTCAGGAGTATACTCCATAGACTCGTAATCATAATAAGACGCTAATCTTGTCGGTTCAAAATAAGTTCCTTGTGTGTATAAATTATTTTCTATCTTAGTCCATTGACCTGATAGATACATAGTTTGTTGTGCTTGTAACTTTGCCTTTTCATATTCTTGGGCATTTGTTGTTTTAAGTAGTTCTTTTTTGTCATACTTAAAAACAGGATAATCCTGATTCATTAAAGAATTAGGACCAAAGGTTTGTGACAATCTTTGCCAAACCGTTAAATTTTTATTTTCATCACTCATAATTAAA